ATGCGTGTGAAAGGAATATTTCTTTCGAGCCTGCTAATTGCCGGATGTAGTCAAACGCCTGATGCTGTGAATAGCAGCGATAGCATGAACGCGAGCGCGGCAGCTAAGGCCCCTCCGATCCCTGAGATCAAGCCCGGGCCAAACACCTTCTTCGTCAATGTGGAACGGGTACAGCGTCGCACGTGCCCAAGCATCACCTGCGGGAATGTGGGGTGGATTTCGGAACGCCAGGTCGTTGAGGCGCTGGAGAGGAAAGATGGCTGGGTAAGGATTACGAAGCAATACGACGCGTCCTGTGTCGACGGGCGAAGCGAATACGTGGACGATGGCAAAAAGACCTGTACGCCTGATAACGGGATCACGAGTGGCAAATTTGCCGAGTGGGTTCCGATGAGCGCGCTCAGCAAGGAGCGACCTGCGGACCCCGCCGCCACGGCGACCGACAGCGAGGCGTTGATCGCCCAATCAGACGACTTCAAGCGATACCGCAAAGCGTTTGTCGAGGTGACCAATCGTCTGATTGCTGATGGTCGCTGTACTGCGGACGATTTCCGCGAGATGGGTGGTTGGATCAAATCGGTCAATCAGAACCGGAATGAGCCCGTCTATTTCACCTATTGCGGAGGAATGACCTCAGCAAACAAGGTTTACATAAATGCTGAGACGAAGCAGGTTGTATCCTAACCGTCCTAGCGGCGACTTTTTGTTACCGCATCTAGAACCTGCTTCATCATGTCCTTTGTCTCGGTCATCATGTTTTCGAGGTTCTGCGTGGTATTTTTTAGCACGGCTAGTTCGCGCGCCGCGTCCTCTCGCTTACCGTCGAGGGCGACAATCTTCTGCTCAGCGCCCCGAAGGTCGTGCTTTAATTCTTTGATGTCGCGGTCAGCGTTAATGATGCGGCTTACCACCCAAGCCATATAGCCCAGGACGGCGAATAGGGCGGTGATTGCGCCAGCAGCTTCGCCCAGTGGCTTGTACCACGGGTTCACCACTGGGGCGGGCACCTCGACGGTTGCCTTCAAGGTCGATTGAACGACCGGCGGGGGCGTTTGGGCTGTGGCTGTCATGTCAGTTCCCCAGCGCCTTGTCGCCGACTGCCAGCGCGATAGCACCTAGAATGCCAGCCTGTGCCAGACGTGTTCCAATCATCGAACGGATGAAGGGGATGCTCCAAACCCACTTGGCGGCAACCCAGCCCTTACCCGCCAGAGCTCCCGCTCGTGCTAACTTGCTAACGGGTGTCGTCTCAGTTCCTGCGGCCTTATCGACCGTCTCATTATCGTTCATTGTATTCTCCTAAACCGGGCTTCCCCTTAGCTGGTTGGCTTGATTGGCCTGTTGTTGGTGATCTGGTGATACAGGAACCACTTGGACCCTGCATCACGTTGTCCACGCGCCTTTTCCTCCGCGAGCTTCTGTTGAAAGCGCTCTTCCGAAAGTGTGATGCACTGATCGATGTCAGTGCCAGTGACGCCCATGTCCTTCAGCAGGTAGGGGCCAGCCAACATCTGATCGCAAGCCTGACCGTCACGGGAACCCCATTCAGGGCCGTTATCGCCGGGCCAATAGACCTCGTCCCATGTTCGGCAGCGAGGGTTCTGTGCCATATCGACTTCCTCGAAAGTCTGCGGCAGCTTTGATACGTCCCCGCCCGATGCGTAAATCTGCTCGTTCGTCCACAGGATGGTCATGTAGGCATAGCGTGAGTTGATAAGCGGATTTTTGATACGCCCGACAATACGCTTGCGATGGGCGGCGACGAGCCAGTCCATAATGGCCTTTGCCTTGGGCGATGCTGCGCGAATGGCATCGTTGAAGCCGAGTCGTTCAGCCATATGAAGTGCGGACAACCAGTAGCCGGTCATGAAATCGTGTGTGTGAATACCCTCGCGATTACCCAAGCCCGCATTTGCCAATCCGAAGCGGGCGCAGGCGGCATAGATCAACATATTCTCGTCAATCTGCCCGTCCTTCATCACATTAGTGGGAGGGTTAAGGATACCGGGGGTGGACGCGTATGAGCTGTCGTAAAACTGCTCAAAGTCGAACACGACCCAATCCAGCATTTCGTCACGGCTGTATAGGCGAGTGCTACCCTTTGACGCTGTTTTCCAGCACAATGCCGCATGAGCGAACTTCCACGCCGCACTACGCTGCGTGATGTTACCAGGGCCGTAATAGCTATACAGGATATTGTTGTCATAGAGGCGAGGTTGGTCACTCATCCTATGACCAAGGAACGCAAACTCCGGCGACTTGAAAAGCAACGAACCCCAATGTGGGAATTGGTGGGCGTGCGCGTCATCAATCGAGTTGGTGCCAAAAATTGGGCGCTTGGGATCGTTAGCTGAACCGGAGGTGCCGGATACTCGAAGCGGGTTGCTTCCACGTACCCATTCTGAAACTCGTCCGCTTTGAATGTACCATGCTGCGCTCGGTGAAATGCTCATTTCGCCCGGACCATAATAGTGGTTGCGCAACGTGACCTTGCGGCGGGCATTGCCCTTGTAGACCGGGGTTGGACGGCCTTTTTCCAAAGCATGGTAGGGGTCGCTGGCATAGCCTGTGAGATAGTCGAGCGCGATTTTTCGCATCGACACGCCTGTCATGGGGTGCGTGCTTTCCATGTCCAAGGCATAGCGAGCGACCATTTCTGGCATGATCTGGCGATCATCGCGCACGCCGCCAGGGCCAGTCAGTGGGGATCGGCCCATCTGATTGAATGGTGCGTATTTGAGGAAGATGCCCGCATTGGGGACTACACCGCGCGAATAGTAGAGCAGATTGTAGGGAAGCTTTTTGCCCGCTTCGCTCGCAAGCTGTTGGATTTCTTCATAGGTCGTCGGCTCGTAGCTCATGACCTGCCAATTGCCGAAGCCGTTCTGCTGACCATTGTTGCCGTAGATCAAACGCATGTCAGTACCGTTGGTCGAGTAGCCGGTATAGCAAGCGAAGGGTACGCGCTGATCGAAGACAGGTACGCGCTTCCATACGTCGGTCTTGCTGTAGGGCTCGCAATCGTGACTGCGCCAAATGACTGACGAACGTACCGTACCGGAATTGAAGTGCGGATTATCGCTCGTAATCATGGCATTACCAACGCCGTCCCAAGTACCTTCCCAAACCGGCTTGATGCTGGCGCTATTAAGGGGCTGACCGTTGGGCTGTTCGACGCGACCGAGCATATTGCCTTCGGTGTCGTAGATCAGCCACTTATGCGGCACCATGTAGCTTTCATTGTCCTTGGGGTCACCGAATGGGTTTGCTGGCATCTTGCTTTCGTCCCAATCGTAGAAGAACTGGAATTGAACATAGGTGCCGATACGAATGCCTTCGCAGTAATAATTGATGCCGTTTATGTTTGGGCAAGAACCTTGTGGGACTACCTCAGTCCACGCGGCTTGTGCGCCATATAGCGCAGCGTCCTCAAAGCGGACGTTCTGCGCCACAGGCTTAGTCATCACCAATTCGTTGGGGTGAAGGACGCCCACACCAGAGGACCAATCCTCCAATACAGCTTTGTAGGCGCGGTACTTGGGAATGGTCATCTCGCCGATGGTGATGCCCAGTGTATAACCCTGCCCATCACTGGTCGAATAAGTGAGGTTTCTCTGCGCGACTGCGGATGTGATCGCGCTGGCATCGACAACAAGGCTGTTGAGATCGGCTACGCTGATCGAACCATCGGAGACAGCTTCATACGTCTTGGCGTTCTCAATCTTGGTGAAAGATACGCTACAAGACTCGAACTCAAAACCAGGAATGGCGTCATTCACGTTGCCATGGCTTGAGCCAATGTAGACGCGAGAAGTCGAGTTGATGGACGGCTTGAACTCCGTGTCGATGCGTTCACTGGCCTGCTGACCGTCCACGAAGAATGTCACATATCCACCCTTGCCGGTGAGATTGTTTTCCCAAAGGACTTCGTAAGTTTGTACGGTTCCTCGGTTGATAAGGCGGTTCGTTCCTGCCCTGACATCACCACCACCAGCCTGCGAGGAAAGGTAAACCGTTAGTTCGTCCGTCCAATTATACTTGAGTGTGACTTCGCCAGTACCCCAAGCACCAATCATGCCAATAATGCCTGTTCCACCGGCTGGGATGAGGCACTTGACTTTCAGGCGAACTCCAGCAGGAACCATACTTGTCTGATAGTCGCTCGTGATAGGGAAGTCGGTGTTCAGCGCAGCCGACGCAAGAGATTGGTAGTCGTTCTTGTCCAGAACGAGGCGATTACCATTCCAGACGATCTTATCCTTGGAGTACTCGATTGGCATGATCGCCGCTGCGTCAACTGCGTTGCCCTTTGGGCGGAATTCAGTGCCGTTCCATGTCCAGTCAGACGAGCGCGACACGGGCACCTTAGAACTAACCGTCTTCTTGATTGGAATACCACTCGGAGTAGTGATCGTGAATGACTTGTTCGTCTCGCCAATCGATAGGTTGAGCGGGAAGATAGAGCCGGGGGCAACGAAAATTTCGCCAGCGCCACTGAGGTTCAGTTCCTCCTTGGGGAAGCTGGGCTGAGGCATGGGGGCATTGGTTAGGCCAAGCGTGATCGCGTAGCCGCTGGTCGTGCTGTTAATCCACAGGCCAACGCCCGCATTCTTTTTGTCGTATGGGATAACGACTTGCGCTTGCTGTGTGAGGGTGATGCCCTCCGGTTCGCCATTGGCCACGGGGACGATCATGTAGACGCCTGGGCTACCTGCTGGCTGGGGGCTGTACTGGCTGAAATTGACGATGGAGCCAAAGCCGCTGTCACCGCTCTTACCGGCTGGACCCTCAGGGCCTTGCTCACCCTGCGGTCCCTGTGGGCCGACCGTGGCGTCAACAAGCTCGCCCGCAATGTCGATGATCTTCTGAACCTTCTTGGAAAGGTCGTAATTCTCATTCTTGAGCGGCAACAAGGTGTAGGAAAGCTGGGATGCGGAAGCGCCGGGATAGGGTTCGATCAGCGTGAGGCTGTTTGGACTGTCAATCGACGCAACAGGGTAGACTGCGCCCGCGATGTTCAATGCGGTGCCATCATATCCAGCGAGCCAAGCGGAACCGCTGCCCGTTACAGTGCGAGAGCCATTAGTTACGGTTACCGTGCCGGTTTGTTCAAATGTCGCCATACACCCTATTTATGAGATGCATGGCGACGCAGTTGATTAGTAGCCCACTGCAAACCAATTGAAGCCGTCCAAAGCCGCACTTCCCTTATAGCCCTGAGTATAGATCGTCGCAGAGCCGGTTTTCGCGTCACCAACGACCTGAATGTACAAGTCGCGCGCGTTTGAAGCGTAGCTGATATATGGTGTAGCGGTGAAGCTGAGGCAGGCATTTGGAAACGTGGTTGGGAAGTTCACTGAAATGGATCGTTCCTCTGCGATGTATGCGCGGTACTGCCCCCACATAAGCATCAAGCCACCAGGAAGCGCTTGATAACCGCTTGCTGCATTTAGGTTCGACTGCCGGTTCAGAAACTCGAAATCGATAGCGCCGGGTTTCAGCCTTTCGACGAACACGTCTTTCATGTAGACGCCGGTCGCATCGGCATAGAAAATTTGCTTTGGGTTCGCTCCGGGTGTGACGAGCTTGAATGTATCGGCGGAAACAGCGAACGCGGACACGCCGTTCTCGACGGCAAGGCCGATACCCGCGATGTATTTTTGACCATTCTGATCGGTCTGGACTTTGAGGGTCCACGCACCGGAAACACCGTCTACCTTGTCCGAGACGACCTTAAACGCCTGCTCGATTGTTGCACCGCCAACGTCATTCAGTCGGGTGCTGAGCTTTTTGACGTCTTCGGCAGTTGCGTTGTTAAGGTCGGCAGAGGTTTTCTGGGCCTGCTCGATAATGGCCTTTACCTTATCGATTTCACCGTTCGGGCCAGTGATCGAAGAGGACAACGTGTTGACCTTCTCCGCTACAATCGCGTCTCCGTCCTTGTATGCCTTCTCAACTTCCTTGATCGCGCCTTCAAAGACGGTCAGCTTGCCGTCAACGGCTTCGGTAATCTTCGCGCCTAGTTCGGAGATTTTCTCAACCCGGATGTTGCCATTCTCATCCAGAATGACGTTGCGCAGTTCAGAAATTTTGCCTTCTCGGATTTTGCCTTCCTCGACTACCTTGGCACCCATCTCCTCCAGGCTCTTGGAGAATGCACTTTTGTCGGCGGCGTAGGACTCCTTCTCGGCAATCTGATAAGCTGTTACTCCCTCGCCGTACTTGGCGATCATCTTGTCAACGGACGTGACGCTCGCATAGTTGGCATTAGCGACGGTCTGACGGAATTCGCTTAGACCACTCTCGCTCTTGCCAAGGCGGCTAGTGAGTTGAAGTAGCTCTTCCGAAACTACGCTTCCGTCCTTCTCGACGCGCGTTTCGAGTGTGCGGATCGCGACTTGGTTCTTCTTTGCAAGGGCTGTTGATGCGCTTAGCGCACCCGCACCGTAGGTGATGTGAAGCGCGGCAATGTCATCAATCTGCTTCTGTAGAACGGCAGCAAGTTTTTCGCCGACGAGGTTCTTTGTAACCGTGTCGGCTTTGTCGTCTGCCTTGTCGGCGGTATCCTGAGCAGCATCGGCCTTGTCGGTTGCCTGATTTGCCGTCTCTTGCGCCTTGTCCGCGCTCTTTTTGACAGTGCCGGTCAGGGCATTGAGCAGGGACTGTAGCGCCCCTTCGTACTGAACCCACTGTGCGAGGTATGCGGCCCTATCAACCGGGGTATTGGCGCTGTTATCGTAGATGCTTGGCACTAATCCGGTGACGTATGCCTCCACGCTCTTCCAAGCCGCGTCGTAAGCTGCCCACTCCTGAGCAACATTGTATGCGGCATAGACGCCACTCAGCTTGTTATGGCGGACGCGCTCGGCTTCCAGGCGATCAATGACACGGCGCTTGTCGGGTCGGTCGAGAATGCCGTCCTTAAGCATTTCATCGATTTCGGCTTTTACCGCTTTGGCATCGGCGGCGGCTTGCTCTGCCTGATCCTTAAGGTCATCGAGTACGCCGTCAGCGGCGACAATCTTGCCTTCCAACTCCAGCAGCTTGGGCGAGATGTCGCTTTCGCTATGGACGGTCCAGCACGGCGTATGACCGATTTCGACCTTCCACGTTGGGTCGGTGACGTTCAGTTCGTTGATTGTCTGGAGGAGCGGAACGCTCGTTCGGTCGGCACGCACTTCCTGCGCAGCCTTTGCCGCTCGATGACGACCGCACTGCCATTTGCCCAGCTTGTCGGCCAACACGTAGCCACCGGCATCAAGGGCGGCTTGTTTGACAACCTCGGCGATTGTGACCTGATCGGTCGCGTAGAACGACCATTTGAAATCAAGGGCGCTCATGTCGCCAATGCGTTGCGGCGATACGCCAGCCTCACGAAGCAGCATTGGCACGATGCCTGCGACGGTCGTTGGCGCAGTGCCGTCGATCGATCCGCCGATAACGTCAGCGGTCAGCTTCTTGTCAGCACGCCCACCGAGACGGAACATGCCCAAGGCTCGACAGGTGATCCATTCGCCTGGTTCGAGTTTGGCGGTGGCAAGGGCATTCCAGTCCGCGACATCGCCCTTTGACGGGGCGTATGCCTGCGCAAACTCATATACCTGCGGAATGTCAGCGACCGGGCCGTAACCGTGTACCTGATACACGAGTAGCGCGGGATCTACTTCGACTGGCGAGACGAAACGGGCGCTACCCAGGGAGTAGGGCTTGAGCGCCCCTTTTTTACCCGCTGGACCCTCTACAGCGCCCGTACCTGCATAGCGCTTGCTGAGTAGCGGAACGTCTAGCTGGCCCTCTACGGTGCGCAGAGCAAGCTCTGCGGTGTTGCCTGTGCGAGCCATGCCGGAGAGTGTGCCGGTGAAGAATTGGCGATAGGCGGAGAATGGCTTGTGGGTTTCGCCAACCCACATCGTCACGGGCTGACCGACCCAATTGAGCTGGTTCCAATCCCGATTGCCGAAGCGACTGCCAATGCGGAAGCCGACTTTGCCCATGCTAACAGACATTGGGCCGACCTCACCCGATCCTTGGCTGATCGAGAAGCTAGGGCTAGGAGCGGCAGTGATAACCGGGAGCCATTCAAGGTCATCAACATGCACGCCGTCGCTCAGGACTGCTGCGCTGCTCATGCGGATTATTTTTGGTGCGCCGTTATCGAGTGGCGAAGCCTCCAAAATGATGTTTAAAGCCATGCCGATACTTAGCGGCACGATAGGGCGTCCTTCTGACGGCTATGTGGTTTGCCCTGGGAAAGCACACTGAGCGGAGAATGATGACGGTGGGAAAACAGCGGGTAAGCTGGCGAGACGCTTTGATTGAGATTGCGATTGGCTCCGCCGTTGCTGCTGCCTTCTCCTTCATCCTGGTCGGGCTTCTACGATCAGGTTTGAAACCGGCAGATGCGTTCGCCTTTATCGGCTCTGCCATCGGTGCGGGATTGGCCGTCCTCGGTGCGCTCTGGGTTGAAAGGTGGAAGCGCGGGGAGGCTGATCGCCGTCAGGAGCGTGTGTTGACTGACGTGTTGTTCGAGTTTCGCGAATTGATCTGCCAGGCAACTTACCGAGAGGAGCCGACTAAGGACGTTCCTGCTGACATCAACCTGCGGTTCAACCTACGCGGGCGCTTCATAGAAGAAACGGCGGCGATGGCAGAAACCCTAGAGCGCCAGTTGGCGAAATTTGATGCGCCGAATGGTGCCATTTTGCGCACTGCCATCCGGCTACAGCGCGAGTTAGAAAAGCAAACCCATTTTCGAGACCCAGAGGAATACCGCGACTCGGTGAGGGAAAATCGACTGGCGTTCATGTCCACGTATTACGCCATCGCTGGCGCGCATGGGCCGGTAATGTTGGAAGCAATCGACAACCTGATCGGCGCGTTACATTCCTACGGCATCGCCAAGGTGGACCTTGGGGCTAGTGAGCGGACACCAAACCCCGTCATCGACATCATGTAGTCAGACCTGGAATAGGTTGAAAGCTACAGAGACACGCTCGCTCGTAAGGTACTCAGCGGAGGGATCATCCTGATTGCGGCACAAGATGGCTTCCTGCTGGAGACCAAGGCTTTCGGTTTGCGGGATGAATAGGAAGGCTTCGTGCTTTCCCACGCGGTCAATGAACGGAGCCCATTCGGTCAGGTAGGAATAGGTTTTGATGTTTCCTGCCGTCGCCTGCCAGCGCGTGCGGGTGCGGGCCTCACCAACAGTCGTCCAGCCGGGGCCGTCATCAACCTGAGTGCCGCTTGCTGCCGTCTTCTTCGCATCGCGATCCACGCCATCCGTTTCGATGCGCTTTCCGATGAGGATGCGACTTGCCTCGACAAGTGTAGCTGCGCCCGCAATGAGATCGACCCGCACGAACTGCGCAGAATAGAGGGCAGGCAAAGGGATGTAGGATAGGGCTTTGCCGGTGGGCGGTACGCCAGCCCAAGCCTTGTGCGTCTGGTCCAACACGACGCCGCTGCTCATGTCGGCAACCGAGCCAATACGGATACGAATGGTATCGAGGGCCGACAGAGATGTGCCGACTGCCGCGATGCTGTCGTAGGATCGTCCAGCCAGGTCAAACGTGAGGCTCAGCGTACCGAGCGCACGAGCCACTAGGCCTGGTTCATCGAGCAGGACGCGCGAAGCGGGGGCGTTGGCCATTGCGTTGTCGGCAACAACGGTCATCGGCAAGCCGGGGAGGAATACCGCCGACATTAGCGGACCCTCACAGTGCTCGTGCCGGTCACGAAATTGACCTCCGCAACCTCAAACGCCGTGAACTCCTCGCCGTCCAGGCCATCTGCTGGGCTGTAGAGGGCGAAGCGCGGTGGCGCCCCAATGAAGTCATCGGGCAGAAACAGCTTTTCCAGCACGATTTCAAACACGCGGGTCGTGTCGCCTGCCTCCAACTCCTCTTCGACGCGACGAATTGCTCCAGCCTCATCCAGGTTGGTGTTGACGTTGTAGATGCGAGCGTTGGCGAACTTCGACCTAATGCTGGATCGGGTATCGTCCGCTACGCGATAAGCGTTGGTGACAAAGGCAAGTAGACTATCCATGTGTCTACTTACCAATCCATCGTCATCGTCGCGTTCCTCGCAAGCATGTTGTCGTTGCTCGCACCCAGCTTCGCGGCGAGGATAGCGTTCTGCTGCTTGATGAGGGCATTCTGCTCGGCCATCAGTGTATTAGTCTGGCGCTGGTTAGCGGTGTAAGCGTCAGTCTGTGCCTGGATGGCGCTGATAGTATCGGTGTTGATACCTGCTGCGCTGTTGAACGCCTTTGTTGCGTTATCCATCGCGCCAGTCGTCGTGCCCTTTAGCAGCTTTACGATGTCCTGGTAGTCGCGTGTACCAGTACCGTAGACATTGCCAGCCTTGCTGATGATGTCATTGGCAAGCTGGGTGAAGTCGTTTTGATCGACGCTCTTGCCCAACGCAATGTCGGTACGGAACTGGTCGAACTTCTTCATATTGGCATTAAGCTGCGCATAGTCGGACACGCCGCCCGTATCGCCGTTCAACTGGTTGAGAATGTCCTGGAAGCCGCTGACCTGTTCCTTAAGGGCAGCATTCAGCTTCTTGCTGCGGTAGTCCTCCAGCTTAGCCATGTCCTCAGTGCCTGCGCCCAGCTTGACCATTGTGTCGCGGAGCGCATTCATTGGGTTGATGATGCCATCTACGGCTGCACCAAGAGGATCAGTCAGGCTCTTGTAGTCGGCCATCGCTGCTTTCCAGTCCTGAGCGAACTGGATTGCGCTGTCAGTGCCGAGTGTCTGCAATGCCTTCTGAATGATGGGAGCGATGCCGGTGATCGCGCCATCGGAAATTGCGTCCTTGATCGCAATCGCGATTGCCTCAGCTTCGCTCTTGCCGTTGTAGATAAGGCCGCTGATCCTATTCGACTTCTTCGTGTCCACGTTGGACGCGCCAGTTGACGAGACGCGGAAGCCATCCTTGTACTTGCCGATGGAAACGTTGAACGCACCAACAGCGCCGCCTAGCGACTGCGCGATCTGCGCCAAGCCGCTTTGTACCGAACCGGCGGTGCCGGTGAGCGCATCGCGAACACTGCCCTTGTTGCCGCTGATAGCCGACTGACCAGCGCCAGTGAGGACGGCTTTGCCCTTGGGAGCGCTGCTGAACAGCGAGCCGATCAGGCCGCCGCCGAGCGAACCGATGATGCCGCCGATTGGTCCGAACAGGCCGCCGAGGGTGCCACCGATATTTGCGCCTGTGCTGAAACCCTTACCTAGGAAGCTGCCGATGCCCCCAATTGCACCACCGATAGCAGCGCCCTGACCAGCCTTCGCCAAACCCCTGCCAAGGATATTGGCGAAGCCGCCCTGGCCGGGGTCGGTGAACATCTTCTTGAAATCGTCGAAACCGTCGCTCAGGCCCTTGAGGGGATTGGCGAGAGCGGAGGTCAGATTACCCGCATTGGTAAGTCCCTGATCCTTGTATGCTTCGCCAACCCGGCCGCCAAACAGTTTGGCAATGCCGCCGAACAGGCTGCTATCGCTGCCCGAGCCCTGCAAGCGCAGGTCCGCGAACATGGTAGCAAGGCCACGGATCGCGTCACCGAACTTACCGGAGAAGTTGCCCGCAATCTGGTCAATGGCATCAACCCACTGCGTTTTGAATAGGACGGTGGCTTCGGTCGCTGCGCGGCTGATACCCTTGATGGCGTCCTGATAGACACGTTCCACCTGGGCCTTGTTGTCGCTGTTCTTGTTCTCCAGATACCAGGCATCCAACTGCGAACGCTCGGTCCTGAGGTCGGCCTGCTGCTTGGATAGGCCAGCCGCCTTGCTGTACTTTTCAGCTACACCCTTGCCCGCATCGACGAGTGCGGCAAGTTTGGCCTTCTGATCGTCATAGGCCTTGTTTTGGGCGGCGATTGCCTCAGCGCTGGCGAGATCGACACGTAGTTTGTTTTCGGCAGCCTGATACAGCGCATCGGATAGGTTGACGCCTGCCTTCTGCGCATCGGTGCGGAACTTCAATACGCCCTTTTCAACCTCAAGCTGGCCTTCTGTCAGACCCTTGCGCTTGCCCTCAAGTAGAGCGGTCTGTTCGGCAAGATCATACTTGCGCTGCTCTGACGACATGAGGGCGTCAGAGAGGAATTTGTTGGTGCGCTGCGTCTGGAGAGCATTGTTGATGCGCTCCTTCTCCTGAGCGGTGATGTCGCGACCGGCGAGGCGCTGAAACTCCAACTGCTTCGCGGTGTCAGCACTAGTAGTGGCGAGGTTCTTGCCCGCGTCGACAGCGGCGCTAAGAGCGTCGTAAGTTGCCTTCGCATCTTTGCTGTCGCCTTCAACCTTCTTCCAGAAGTTCTCAATCTTCTCGGCAAGCTTCTCGACTTCGCTCTTGCCCTTCTTTTTGTCGTTGTCCTTTGCCTTATCGGGGGTGGTGTCGAAGCCCGTGTCCAGCTTGGCTTTACCAGTCCTTCCGAGCAGGCGGCTGATTGCGGCATCTGCGCCCTTCTTGTCCCGGTAAACTACCTCTGCGCTATTGAGTACCTTGTCGCCAATTTTTTGAGTGGAAACAAACTGCTTCTTGCTGAAGAGTTCCGTGCCCTTCTTCCAATCACCCGACAGGAACGCCATGATGCCGTTGCCCATGTCGCGGAACATCTTCATCACGTCCGACACAGCCACCCTGAACATATTCGGCATCTGGCCGACGACGTACTTCACCGCGCGCAGGACGCCGACGATGCTGTTGCTCCAGCTGCGGGTGCCTATGTCGAACAGGTTGCCCAGATCGCCAAACAGCGCACCAAACGACGAGCGCCACATTTCACCTACGCTCGATGCTAGACCGCCGATGAAGCCAAAGACTGAGCCGACCGCGCTGCCCAGGACTTGTGTGCCTTGACCGATGAGGTTGAGTGCGACGGTCAGACCATCGAGAAGGCTGGTTGCGCCATCTGCGGCACCGAACCCGGCCCACATGCTGCCCAGGCCGTTGATGACCGAACCGACGCCCTGAATAATGCCGCCGACCGCGTTGCCTATGCTCGCCATGAACGGGGTGATGAGGCTGATGCCGTTGGCGATGCTCTTTGCAATATCCTTGACGGCGCTGCCCAGCGCACCCTCGCCAATCGCTGACAACATACCGCGTAGGCTGTCCTCCACGTTGGAGAACGCGCCGTTGAGCGTGTCCATCTGCTTTGCCATCGCGCCACCAAATTTGGTGTTGCCGATGCCTTCCAGGTACTTGGTGATTGCGACGCTGTTGTTGGCGACGGTCGTGGTGACGCCAGCCATCGTGAACTTGACGTTGTTGCCTTCGGTCTTCGTCTTGATGCCGAATTCCTTGAGGCGTTCGAACTCGCCCGTGCCTGCGTCAGCCACCGCTTCGATCATCTGGTTCAGGGATTTGCCGGATGCGGCAGCGGTGTTGCCGAACGAGGTCAGGCGCTCTTCGGTCGCCGCTAGGCCCATCTGTCGCAGCTTAACGAATGCCGCGACGGATTGGCCGGTATCAAAGGGGGTGGAATTGCCGAAGTTGACGAGGGCCGCGTAGGTTTCCTTGGCCTTCACGCTGTCGCGCGTGATGGTTTCGATCTGTGCGTTCCATGCCTGGGTCTGCGCCGCTGCCTTAATTGCTGCCGTGCCGATAGCGCCCATACCTAGCGCGATGCCGCCAATGATGGCCGCCATGGGACCAAGGCCCATGAGCTTGTCGATTAGCCCACCAACGGCCGGAGTGGCACCGGCTGTGCGGCTACGCACCTCGTCCATGATCTTGCCGAGCGCGCCTGCGTCATTGGCTGCGCCGCGCATTCCTGCGCCGGCACGCCCCGCGCTGCTCGCCATGTTGTCGTTCGCTGCGGTTGCCCGCTGACCGCGCGCGATGATGCGGTCCATTGCCGCAATGGTTTCGCGCTCGCCCTGTAGCGAACGACTGGGATCAATGATGACGTCGATTGCGGCCGCGAGGTTAGTATCCATGCGTATACTTAGCGATGGTAGGGTACTAACCTCGGCTGCTGGACTTCTTTTGCCGTTCCGCTTGGCGCATCATGTACTCAACATCGACTGCGCGGATGACGTATTCAAATGCTTCGGCTTCCAGTAGATCAAGTTCAAGCCGTTCGGCTTCCCACGCGATAGCGCGGATTGGGATTTGACCTTCCGCCATTCCCAATTGCCGTTCAGTGCCAAGATCATTAAAGCACTGGAGATAGAAGAAGCTTGTTTGAGATAGTTGGGGGCCTGCCTCGACTGCGGCTTGCGCCCACTCGGCTCCGGCGGCAGCACAATCAATGAACTCTCTGCCGCCTTTGTCGAGCCAGTCGAGGTAGGCTATTAGTTTTTTGCCGTCTTTTCCTTCGTGGCGCGGGGATCAGCCTGGAACGCATGGATGTTCCTTGAGACATTGTTGAGGTGGACAAAAAGCCACTCATCGTGAAGGAATAGTTCGTAGGCTGCTTCCTGTGAAAACGGCACGGGCTGATCGTCACCGTCGAGCACGTCCTTCCAACCATGAATGAACAGGTTTGCGAAAACGAACTTTTCGCGTTCCTCATTCGTCAGCTTCTTCAGCTGCTCCTCATTTTCGCGAGCAACGCGCTCCAACTCGACCTTCACATACTTGCTGGTCATGTCCTGGAGGCTAACGCGGAAAGTGCCGCGAACCTGATCCAATTCATCCATGGCAGTATGCTCGATGCCCTTCTGCGCGCGGATTTCATCGTAACGGTTAAAGGTCTTAAACTTGAACTTGGACATTCGTTTGTGTCTCCTCTCTAATAGACACCCTATTTAGCGAGGGAGCATTCATGGGAATGGCGGCGCTTGAAAGCGCCGCCACCCGTGAGAAGCTAAGGAGAGGAGAGAACTTACAGCTTCTCGACAATGAGACCCGCGCGGCTCACGCTGTCGTAATGCGCGGTGAAAGAGAGATTGATGAGCAGGCCGGTATCGCCCAGTTCGTCAGTTGGGCTGGTGCAAACTGCTGCTGGCAGAGTGAAACGATAGCCCTCGTCGCCGTGGACAATTTCAAACTTCACATTGAGCGGAGTGCCGTTAATAAGTGCGTCCGTAGCAAAGTCCCTGCGGAAGCCCTTTAGGGTCAGGGTAGTTTCGCGGTTTGCAGTCTTTGCCATGCTGGTTGCGCTCTGCTGCCCGAAGACAATGCGGTGATCGCGAGGAACGCCGGTCGCGAACTCCAGACCGATATATTCGAGTGTCTGGCCGCCAACGCTGATGTTCTTTACGTCCATGTAGTTGAAGCCGGTGCCACCAGCGACAGTCAGGGGTAGCGCGTTATCGGTGGTGATCTTGGTGCGCTTCGTGCCCATCAGGTCAAAGGAAACGTTGACGCCTTCCTTGGCCGTGGCGTTGATGCTCATCTTCGAGCAGGCAATACCTGCATCTGCGTAGCCTAGGAAGTCCTTGCCGGTAGTACCGCCCTTATCGGTTAGCTTGGTGATGAGGCTGAAAAACACGTCTTCTTCGGCACCAAATGCCAAGCCCTTGTCATCGAACCTGCCAGCGATTGCGCTCTGAATGAGCAGGTCGATTGCCGCGCAGGAGCGAAGACGCATTGCCATCGGACCCGACACAGTTTCGTGGCCGTTGGTTGGGGTAGCGGTTTCCAGGTTGGGGCGCTGGGTGTTGTCTGCGATCTGGTTGATCGTAGCAGTCAACGGGGCCTGACCAGCATCGACAGGAAGGTCATGACGTGCGCCAGTAGTTGGCGTTACGCCGAATTCCGCTTCCTCAATGACCGAATAGGCCATACCGTTCTGATTAATGTAGTTTGTTGCCATGTGCGGCCTCCAATTAGAAATGAACTGGAGCCGCGAATAGAAAGCGCTCCGACCCTATTTAGCGGTCGGAGTCGGCTTGAAGTTGGTCGGTCAGTTGCGTTTGCGCAGGCTACTGAACCCAAAGCGGATAGTATGTTGGTAGAGGTTCTTGTCCTCCGTCATATTCCGAGACATGCGACCGATTTGAAGCGCGCCATCGGCGCTGCGCCAATCTGCAAACAGTTCGTCAAACTTCTCTATGAGCGTGTCGCCACCATTCACCCCAAGTGCTTTGGGAACGAAAACCTGGAGATATACGCCGCCCAGTTGCAGGCGAATCGGATTATCGCCCATCGTGGAATTATCGCGTTCGCCAAGTGACACGGAGAAGCGAACCCAAGGCTTGCTTTCATCGACCTTTGTTGTCGGCTTATTCAGGGTTAGCACTTGGTTGGACTTGGTATCGAAGCCCTCACGGAAGCGGGCATTAAGCTGGGTTTCGTCTGGCGTCATTCCTTGCCTCCAAAGCGGACTGCGGCCTCAACCGCGTTTTCGATCCAGCCATTGGGAGCCTGATCGGAATGGCCGCGCGCGAGCTGCGGGCCGTATGGGGTCGGATTGGTGATACGACCTGGCTGACCGGCTGCGGTGGGTGTCTCAATCTCCCAGGCACCGCGGAATTCGCCGGTATCGACGGGCGAGCCCTCAATCAGCTTGCGCCCTACGTCGAGGGTCAGCTTCTGCGTGACCTCCAACACCTTGTCTTCCTGCATCTTGGCGAACCGGGCGCGGGCAGCAATCAGCTTGCTCATGTCGAAGCGGATCATCACGACACCTCCGCGACGTAGAGGACCGGAACGTCACCCTCGTAGAGCGTGACGACATTGCCGACTGTGTAGAGCTTGCCCGCAAAGGTGATCGTGTCACCGCGCGTAGGCTCAGTCTGCATCTTCGCTACGGTGCGGAAAACCTCGCGGCCTTCCTCGTCGAGGGTTTCAGCTGGGCCGAGCGTCATGCGGACAGTGCGCGGCGTTGCGCTCGTCGCAACCATGCGGTCTAGATCCCCGTCATAATGGGTGCCTTGGCCGGTCAGCGTGCCATTGGCCCCAAAACGGGCCAGCAAGCGCGCCTCAAGGGCAATCATGCGATCCGAGAACAGCATTAGGGGCGCATCCTCGAAAAGCGCACAGCGGCGCTCTCTGACGCTGCGCGGGGCGCGAGGGGCGCCAGCATGGCTGCAATCTGGGGGAATTGCTCGGTGGTGCTGGCTTCGTATTCCGTTTCAACCTGTGCGCCCGACGAGGATTGCTCCTTCAGCTTCTTGATCGCCTGAGCGGATCGCACCGCCGGGGCGCTTACCATTTCCAACGCCAGCATCGCGATAGCGTTCGTGTAGATGGCTTGCTGCTCTGGCGTGAGGACTGCGCGAACGGGATAGAAGGCAACTTGATAGTCCAACGCCTTAGCAAGTGCGGAGCGTTGATCCTCACTGTCGCTGGGCCAGCCGGTGTTCTGCCGTAGCTGGTGGAATGCGGTGATAGTGGAAATGTCGATGGCCATGTCACTACTTATGCTCATGGCGAAACCCGGCCTGTTTCCAAGCCGGGTTTGCTGTACCCCAAGGAGGTGGGATTAAGCCTTGAACTTCACCAGACGGAAAGCAACGTCGTCACGGTCAGCGACCTTCGACCACGAAGCAGCGTCAGCGAGGTTAGCAAGCGAAGGAGCAGTGGTGCCCTTGTAGTCAAAGCCCTGTGGGGCGACCACGAAGCTGCGGCGAGTGCGCAGAACTTCACCACCCTGACCGTTACCGGCTTCCTCGCTACGGGTGATAACCATGGGCACAGTGCCTGGAACGACGCCAGTGCCGAATGCCAGTGCGCCATTGCCAGCGATGATAAGTTCGCCGTCTGCCAGATCGTCCTTCACGAACAGGTTGTAACCGGCAAAGTTAGCGACGTTCAGGTCAGTGTCCTTGGCAGGAACGTAAGCGTTGATGTTCATCTTCTTGAACTTGGCTTCGGTCTTGCGGTTGACGATGATGTTCTGAATGCCACCCTTGAAGTCGGTGCCAGCTTCAACGAGCATGTCCAGCGACAGAACGTTGGTTGCGAGGCCGAGGGTCAGGCTTGCATCCGATGCGATAGCGCCGCGCAGTGCTGCGGTTGCCATGTTCTCGCCAACTTCGCCCCAGAACAGAGGGATCGCCTGCTCAACGTAGCCGGTAGGTGCGAACTTGGTAATCATGCGGACGAGATCGGTAGTTGCCCAACCCCAGTTCACGTCCTGACGCAGAGCCGAGTAGCGGCCAGCAGTGATCTTGCCAACTGCGCCCTTCTGGTCGTAGTCATCAGATGCGTGGTTGTACTGAGTGGTATCTACCTTGTTGATGAAGGAGAGGCCTTGAACCTGCGAACCGCCTTCCATCAAGGCGTCAACTTCGGGTCCGGTGGTTGCGATGCCCGAGGTAACGAGCGAGTTCTTGGTGGCGTAGGTGCGGCCAACCACATTTGCCAGAACGGCAGGGTTGGGCACGAGGTCCGCAATGCGGGTCTGAATAGTCATATTGTCACTCCAATTATTGGATTTGACGACCCAATAAGTGGAGGGTCGCGGGTGACTTCTCACCCGCGACTATTTAGTGCCGTGACTTAGTTGGCTTAGAGCGGGCTAAGGTCCACTCGACCCCAGCTCTTGGACAGTGCAACAGCCTCATCCCTGTTCGATACCGAGAAGCGCATCCAATTGTGCAACTCCTCTGGACTTTCGGGCGGCTTGACCCATGAGCGGGCCTTGCTGCCATCGCTGCCACTCGCTCCACCGCCATTGTTGTCGCTGGCGCGAACATAGCTTGCGCCTTCCTTGGCAAAGAAGGACTTGGCGTAGGCGTCGATTGGCTTGCCCTGGATGGTTGGTTCGCCTGCGTCGTCAAATTCAACATCGCCGCGCAGTGCCTTGGTCAGGATGGCAACATGCTGGCTGTCTACATTGGCTGCCGCGATGGCTGTGCTGATTGCTGCGTCACGCTTGTAGTCGCGCAGGCTCTTGCCGGACGCGTCGGCGCGCTCGCTCGCTGCCTTCAGGTCGCGCTCTGCCTTCTCGGCTCGTTTCTGCATCCTCTCAAGCTCAGTGGCGTTTGCGTTTGTAGCTGCTTCCGCAGCTTCCTCCTTGTCGCGCTCGGCCTTTTCGGCGCGGGCCTTCTCCTGCTTGAGGAGGGCATGGAGTTCATTGACCTTGTTCTTGAGGCCGGTCAGGTCCCCATCATTTGTGTTTTCGCTCATAGCGTCCTTTCAGCCCTTGGCTTTCTGGGGTGCGGCCTTGCCGCGTTCTCAGTCTCGGCCTAGCTTCGACTGCTGATTACTTATGCAAGGGGCGATTAGGTGGCTGAGCAGGACGACAATCGAGGCGTTCACGACCCCCGGCTAATGACAACGCTACAATCCCTGATCTACGAAGAGCAGGAGTTGACAGCACAGGCCGGTAATCGACTTGGTTCAGTCGTGCAGGTTGCGGAAACCGCTCTCGCGCTACTCAATACGTTCGTAATATCAATCGGCGAAGAGCACTTCATGGCGGCAGCGTTACAGCTGGCTATCCAGAAGACCGCCACACTGGCGTATCTGTCCTACATACGTCAGCATCACGCCCAGGCCGAGTTTAACACGCGGCAGTTAATTGAGTATTGTGCGCTTTGCGCGTACCTCCTCGCGCATCCCCTTGAGGATATGACGCGCAACCCGTCGGATAAAGGCAGCGCATTCAAACCGCCAAAGGCGATGAGTATTCGCGCATACAAGTGGCTACATCAGGCGCTCCGCCATCACTCCCAAATTCTCAAGGAGGCAAAGGACCAGATCAACGATACGGCAGCGCACGCCAGCATCTACATGACGCAGTTCACTTTCAATTGGGAGGCGAGTGGGGGTTCTGAGTACATGGGATCGTTTTTTGACAACATGGAGATCAATGCCCAACGCCTTTATGTCATGAGCTTTGCGCGTGTCGTTCTGGTTGTGATTGATACGCTTCGCCGTACCGCTGAGACGCACGGTGGCTTTGTGATACGGGATGGGTTGGAGGCGCAGCTTCGACAGCTAGAACTCCGCATCAACACTCATCGGGACGCCATTGGAACGCGCATGGGCATCCTCAACTCAGCCGAGTAGATCGCCGTACTTTTGCCTCAACTGTTCCAGGGTTAGGACGGTGCCATCGGTCTTGATAAAGTCGGCGAGGTCTAGCTTGCCATCGCGCCACATTTGTGCGCGGCTCTTGCCAAGCACCTGGTCCTGAAACGCATCACCTTTACGCTTGAGGAAATCGGCGAACGTGGTGTCGGCGGCGACCTGTCCGTCCATGCTGGCGCGCTTGCCCTTGGGCAGTTCGTCGGCATCAAGGCCGAGTTCGCGAAAAGACTTCGTGACCGGCACGCTGACGGAGCGGCAGCGGATATGTCGGGGCGGGATGGGGCCTTCGCCAAGCGGGAAGAACTGGCCCGATAGACCGGCACAGGTGATTGTCGTGCGGCCGTCCAGCGTAGCGAGAAATTGCCAGCCCTTTACGATATGGGCGTTGGCCTTCCATGTGTCCTGCGCAGCCACGTTGCTGACGTGGCTCACGGCAGTGCGGACCATCGACTGGGCGGAGCGACGGGAGATGTCGAGGACGCCATCACGATACTGGAGGGCTTTGGTGCCACGGATGCGGGCGACGATCTGATCCGTCGTTTCGCTTCCCGCCATACCCAGGCGGATTTGCTGCTCGATGCGCTGAACGCGCCCGCTGCTGATGCCCTCGACCCAGCTACCCAGGAGATTGCCCTGGATAGGGGTTTCAGTGACGATCGCGCGCAGGCGAACCGGCGTCGGAAGTTTAGTGTCTAAAGAAATGCCCAGCGTCGTATCGATGCTGGCCTTCTGAAAGCCTGCCTCCGACGCGCTGAACTCGCCCAGCTCGTCCACAAGTGTGGAAGCAATGCCGTCATACACGGCGCTGTTGATGAGGCGGATTTCGTCGAGCAGCTTGCAGAGCCGTTCCGTTGTCTTCGGGCCGGTGTCGAAGCCGCGTTCCTTGATCGCGACGAGACGAGCAGCCAGCTTGTCCACGAGGTCAGCATCTGCCCTGTTGAGGAGGCGAACAATCTTGTCGCTCAGTCCGTTGGCGTAGCCGTTCAGGGCTAGGGCGTGACGGATCGCCCTATCCTGGAGTTCGTCATTGACCGACACGGCTTAAAAGCCGCCGGTCGTTAGCGTTGGGCGGTCAGCAACCTCGGCACGAGCGCGCTCAGCGACAATCGAGACATCCATACCTGTTGGAAGGACTTCGCCCTCTGACAGTGCCTGGAGGTACACTTCCAACGGGATCGCGCCATTCATCCAGTCATCGCGCAATTCCTTATGCTCGCCAGCCGTGAGGCCGTTCGGCTGGAAATCGGTATTCAGGGAATAGGTGGCAGTGCTGCCATCGACCCAGAAGGCAAATAGCTGGATTGCTCGTTCCATTTTACGAGAGATTGCGCGCGTGAAACCCGCAAGGGTTGCACCCTCTGCTACGCGGCGAAGGACGATGCTCTCGGGGCTCTCCGGTGCTTCCTTCTCAGGGGCGAGAATGGAATGACCGATGGTGGAAAGGTCCGTCTTGAGATCGTTCAGCTGCTTTTCGATCAGCTGCCAGCCCTTCGGGTCGAAGATGAAATAATCCAGCTTGACCTTTTCGTCTTTGATTTCGATGACCGCATTGGGGCCAATATCCCACATGGGATCAATCTCGTTGCCGCTCTGGTCCTTCTCCCAATTGAAGCCAATTGCGGTGACGATTGGGCCACTCGTCATCCAAGTCATGTTCGCGAGCGCACCACTTAGCCTGTAGTGCTGGAGGTTCACGTCAACGCTGGGCTTGAGGATGCTAGGGGTGGGATGGCACTTGTCATTAGTGCTGACCACGACAAATGGGATTTCGGTCAGCGGCTTTCCGTCAATAGTAGGGATGGTGACGGAAGCAGGGGTATCGCTGAACTGGCCGTTGCTGTCCTGGACGTGGATATGCTGCTCGTAAAAGCCATCATCATTGATGACTAGCTTACGAACCTGCTTACCATCCCTCTCCAGAAGGCGAACTAGGATAAGCTGATGATGGCCGTTAACTGGACCTTCGGCGACCTCTAGGATGCTCTCACCGATGTAGATGGAGACGCGCGGACGATAGCCCTTCTGGTCGGCGTTTGCGGCGTTGAGGTTGGTGAACTGACCCTTCGGCGGGTGATCGACAAGCAGGCCGGTGAAGTTGGTGACGAGGGTTTCGCGCACAACCTCTTCGGCAAGCGTCTCCAGGCCGTAACCGCGTGGAGTGATGGACTGTGCGAGCAGCTTGACGCGCTCGCTCGATGTCTCGAACTGCGCAGGCTTACGCTGGATCAGACCAAGTACGCCCTGGGCGATCTTTGTAACGGCTGGGTAGAGGTTGGTGTTCTGCTTGTGCAGTTCGTAAAACGCATTGCTGTCGTCGGGGCGTACACGGGGCAACAGGGCTTCGCCCATCGCCTTTACGGCATCTTCGCCCTCAACAAATGCACGGGTCTTCCGCCATGTTGCGTGATGCTTTGCAAGTTCAGGCGTTGGCTGATTAATTAGAAGTCCATTATCCATGCTTCTACTTATCGGTGGCGCGAACTACGCCTTCCTTGGGTCATGCCGGGTATAGTCACATCCTCTGCGCCCAAGTTCATCAACTCCCACACGCCCCAGACAAGTGCGTCCATGCGGTCGGGCGACTTAGTTACGCCAGCCATACCAAAGTCGCACATCTGCTCCTCCAGTTCTGGTAGCTTACCAACGTGATGGACTTTGCCCTGCTCATAGAGAGCCGACACGGGTTCGGCGCGAACCTCTTTGCCGCGTGTGGCGTGGACCAGCTTGATAGGCAGGGAAGCATGAGCAGTGCGAAGCGTCTGCTCCACCATAAGCCCGCCTTGGTTCTTCTCAGCTACAATGCGATCAGCTTCCCATTGCTTGAAGAGGTAGGCTGTTCGTTCGGCCCACTCCTGCGGCGTTCCCCTGATTGTTGCATCTTCCAAGACGTAACAGTGGCCATCCTGTCCAAGTCCAACAACGCAGATGCCAGTTTCGTCGCTGTTCTTGTTCGCAGTGGTCGAGGGGTCAACGGCCACGACGATGCGACGCAATGCAGGCAGCGCAGCAAGGCGGTCCTCGCGTGTCGCACCATCCTTGACGGGAATGCGACGACCAGGATCGTTGAACATCCAATCCTTGAACAGAGCACCGGGATTGTCGTTGGCCCATTCACCCGCAATGTATCGTTTTCGGTCGGCGGCGCTCATGGTGGACGCCATCGTGCGCAGGTAGTCGCCGCCCAGATGGGCTAGGTTGTTCTCTGGGGAGAGCTTGCGCGCTACCCATTCCTTGTGGTTGTCCAGGCTGTTGCCATCGACGGGGTTCACACCAAGGATGAACGCCTGATAGTCCCAATCCTTCTTGGATCGTGGGTTACAGTCAAAGAACGCTTTGTTCTTGAGCGTCTTGCCGTCGATCTGCTCGCTTACATAGCGAAGACGACCCGTGAGCAAGCTCACATGCTTGTATGTGAACTCGTTGCACTCATTGAGCCATACCGTGTTGTACTCGTCACCCAGCACCTTCGTGAGGCGGTTCTCGTCCAGGCCGTCGAAGTAGATGACCGCCCCGTTGGGCAGTTCAACACTCATATCGCTGAGGCTGACTTTGCAGCGATCCCATAGGCCAGGGAAGACTTTGGCCATCACCTCGCGTAGCGTTTTGTCGAACAACGTCTTCTCGCACGAGTTGCGAGTTAGACGGAAAATGCCGTGACGCGATCCTGGCGCAGCCATCGCGCGCAGGATGATAACACTCATGATGAAGAAGCTTTTGCCCGAGCCACCACCCCCATAGAAGAGGTGGAATTTATGATAGTCATCTTGGGCGAAGCTGTAGGCGGCTTTTTGGTCGCTGTTGAGGACTAGATTGGGTTTGCGACCCTGAGCTTTCTCTTTCATCCCCTACTTAGTAAAAGGGGATTAGACTGGTATGATCGAACTGTGGCTCCGCACTAGGGCGAGCGAAATCGTAGCGGCTTCTAGGTCGCCGCTACACTTTGCAGAACTCTATTTTGTCAGAGGTGCTTTACAATCAATTGGCAGCCTTGGCGTCAGCGATTTCATCCGTCAGTGCGACCTCCACAAGTGCGCCCATAAACTCCAGGCGAGGCGCAATATCTATGTCACTGCCGCCCATGGCTTTGTAGATGTCTGAATAGAATTGTTGGTGGTGAGCAAAAAAGGCATTGGGCGTGATCTGCGCCCGCCCGACCATTGCTTGGTCGTAATAGCTTGCACCCATGTCGAACGCCACACACATGTCTGCGTGCCTCCATGATGGGGCCTTGGTCAGCATCTCGTAACAGCCCTCACTCCAATCGCGTGCGGCCTTGTACTGAGCGTGCTTTATAGTCCGCCCTACTTTGCGACCGAGCAATTCGGCGACTTCCTGTTCCATTGGCTGATAGGGCTGCGCCCCTTGCAGTCGGATGCGATAAATTTGATTTAAAAGCTGTTGCTGGTCTACCGGTTGTTCATTTGCTTCCACGGCGTCAGATACCTCGCCCATGGTCGGTATGCCAATAGGACCAGATTTCACCTCAGGCGAATTGTATTGCTCAGGAGTTATTGCAGGGCTTGTCTCAGGAAGAACCCCTGGAACTGTCTCGTTGACAGTTGTGGTTGTAGTTTGTGCTTGCTCGCTCGCCGTTTCCACGGCGGGGCCGTTAGGCACATTCGCCGAAAAAACGTACAAGCCACCGCCGAGGGCAATTAAGCTCAGAATGATCCCCAGCTTCAAGGACGACGACTTTTGATCCGAGAAACGGGAAACTTCCTCCGGCGCAACATACAAATCATCGTGTGAAGGTGGTGGAGGCGGGGGCGGAGGCGGAGGCGGAGGCGGACTGCTGTAATGGGCACGCCTCGCCATCATAGCATCATAGGAAGCCCGACGCGCAGGATCGCCGATGACGGCATAGGCAGCGTTGATCGCGACCGCTTTCGCCGTGGCATCGGGGCTTTTGTTCGCGTCAGGATGGTATTTGCGCATCAACGCTTTGTAGGCGGCGCTGATCACCACATCGTCGGACGAGCTGCTTACGCCCAGAACGGCATAATGGTCTTGTTCGTTGGCTGGCATATTTCCCCCGGACGGCGAAATAGGACAGCAGGGCTGGCAAGAAAAGCAGAAAAATTCTGGTCGTGCGTCAGGTTTTGTTGAGTAGAAAATAGCTATCGTGGGCTACACCGCCCCTGGGCCAGAAAGGAGGGTATACCCCCTGGTTTTTCACCTTTCAGGTTGACAGGCGATAGACGCTCGCCCGGTTGATCCCCAGGGCATTGGCTACCTCTGTGGGCTTCATGCCCTCTGATAGCATCTGCTTTACCCTGTGCGGGTCTATGCGGGCCTTTCCGCCCTTGTAGCGTCCTTGGGACTTGGCCTTCTCGATGCCGTCACGCTGGCGCTCTTTACGCAGGTTGTTTTCAAACTCCGCGACTGCGCCCAACATGCCAATGAGTAGCTTGCCCTGGCTCGTGGTGGTGTCCACGCCTGCCTGTTCAGTGCAGCGAAAGCCAACACCCTTTGCCTCCAGCCCTTTGATGATGATGTGCAGGTCATGTGAAGAGCGTGCGATGCGATCCAGCCGCGTTACAACCAGGACATCACCCTCGCGTACAAAGTCCAAGCAATCCCTGAGCCTATCCCGGTTGTCGGCTTTGGTGCCGCTCATCTTTTCGCTGAACAGTTTCTCTGCACCCGCCTCAACTAGGCGCTTCTCCTGTATGTCCAGATGTTGGTCTACTGTTGATACACGCGCATAACCTACGATCATCAAACCCTCGTCGTAACAGCCTCTAGACGTGTGGCTTAGTGTCGCTTGCGGATTGTTGCGACCAATGATTAGACAGCCCCGTGCGTTTTACTGTGGTGTCGCGCTAGGGAGGCCCCTGTTGCGACTGTAGGGGCGTCAAACAGGGTCTCCCACAGTTGTGGGCGTCAGTAGTGCTGGAGGGGCGCTCTGGCCCTGTACGGGCTTCTACGGGGCACTGTGGTAGCGTCTGGTATGTGGGGCGCCAGACATGGATAGACCCTAGCCACCATGAGCAGCTAGGGTCCGTTTTACCGAGGGCCATCCCGAACCATCAATGCTAAACGTTACTCTGCCGTATCGTCGGGCTTTACGTCAATAACATCTTGCTTGACCTGCCCTGGCAACATCCAGCCCTCGAACACAAATGGGTCCTGTATCGAGACTTCCACTTGCTGCTTGTCACCAAAGCGACCCCTGTTCGCATATCGCTTGCGCCGCGCGAGGACACTTACCAAGAGGTCGTCGTATCGGAAGTCACCAGTCGCAAAGCCTTCCACTTTGCGTGCAATCAACTCCGCAATATCGTCCAGCACATAGGCACCTTCCTCACGCGCCACGTTGAACTTGGCTTGTAGTTCTGGATCGTTGCGCTTCCATGTGTTGACAGTGCGCAGTCCTGGCATCCTTGGATCGTTGCAGATCATCGTGAGGGCTTGCCCTTCCTCTAGTCGGGCACAAATCTCTTCGATGATTTCAGGAGTGCGCTTGGTGGGCTGTCCAGGGCTGGGTCGAACAGCCTTCTCGGCAATGCTCATCGCTACAGGGGTAAGCTGACCCATAACGGTTTGCGTATGCGGCTTCTCCAAGGGCTGTATCGTGCTTTTATCCATACTCCTACTTAGCCTTTTGGCTTACTTGCCCACCCTGGCCTTGGCCCCTTGAGCCTCATCAGGGTATTGCCGACTTACCGCTTACTTGTCCTTCTTCATCCACCTAATCAAACCTGCTAGTTGCCTCAGTGGTTGACTGTTGGCCTTCCAGCTCATCTGTAACGCCACTTGCTCCAACGAGCGGTCACGCATCAACATTTCATGACCGGCATTCATTCGCTCTTTGTCCGGGATGTTATTGGGTTCGTCTGGCACTTCCATGTCCCATAGTTCTCTATATGGACTTGGTAGGACGAATGGCACTTTGTTCGCTTTCGCTTCTGCCTCCCATGCCTGGATCATATGGGCTTCTTTAGTGGTTAGGATGATGCGCTCTTTCATGCATCTATTTAAGGTTTGCGTAACCCTCAATCTGCTAGGGGCCGTCCGTTTGATTTCTTGGAGGGTTGCATGAGGCTCGGTGAGCAAGTTGGTATATCGCTGCTGATAGGATTGTCCGCCGCAGTTCTTGTCGTTGACTTCTTTATGCGACTGCGCAGCGACCATAACATTCAGGGACTAAGGGGTTGGAAGTTTCGGCTTCCCATATGGCTGATCGTTGCTGCCATCGCTCTTTACGCGTTCCAGTCTGGCTTCCTTTTTAGCAATACCTCACAGACCGGATTGGAAAACGCCAACGAGCCAGTACAGGAGAATGCCAACACTGTGGAAGTTATGTTGAAGAACAACGGCTTTTAGAGCGCCAGCTTGCGCAGTAGGGGCCGTTATCTCTTTAGCACGCGCTTCCACCAGGGCTTGGCGTTTATAAACTGAACCGGATGCCGCTTTGGCCGCCCTATGTCGCCGACGTAAAGGAAGTTTACAAGATATTCTTGGATGGCGCTTTGTGCGGCATAGATGGCGCTCACCTTGTTAAAAACGGAACGGGCGGCTTCCATGTTTCCCGTTCTCGCATCCAGCTTTGTACGGCTCGCTTCGTCATCTGCGGCAATAAGTCGTGCAACAAGGGCGCTCATCTCGTCGCCAAATAGCCACTTCGCTTCTGTCTCTAACTGATGTAGCATCATCAGGTGGGTTGGAGTGCCTGGCATTTGGCCCAACAAGATCACCTCAATTTGCTCGTCTAACTCCGTCGATCTTGCCGATATTGTAGCCTTGAGGGTTTCGTACCATTCAGCGCGTCTGGGTATCATATCCAGTAGCAGCTTTCGTTCGGCTAATTCCTTCTGGCCCTTTGTTCCCCTCCAGGCGAGCAATATGCCACATGCCGTCACTACTAATGTGAGGCTCACCGGCGGCAATACGACCACTGTAGCCGAGACGATTGCTACAATGACGAGTATTGCGATGATTAGAAGGTCTGCCAT